GGTGAAATTTGGTGGCGCAGTCAGCGACGCTGCATCGGCATTTAGTGGTGCAGCATCATCATTTGGCGGCACTGTTGGAAATGTTGCTGGCAATGTGAGCAATGCTGTTGGGAATTTTGCCGGCAATGTAGGCAGTACTGTTGCAAGTGCGTTTAAAGACATGATCAAGTTTGGTTCCAACACCGGGGACGAACAACACTTTAATCAACTTGATCCGTCGGTAAGATCTAGATTTACACAAATGGCCGCTGAATATAATCAGCAAACAGGCAAATCACTACAGGTCAACAGTGCATTTAGAAGCCCACAAGAACAGGCAGATGTAAATCCTGGTACTAATCCCAAGGCCTTGCCGGGCAGGAGTTTACACAATGTTGGGCGTGCAGTTGACATCAATTCGGGACAGGTCACAGAACTAGCATCTGCTGGATTATTGTCAAAATATGGATTTAGCCCACTGCCAGGAGATCCTCCACACATTCAATCCCTGGATTCAGGCGGAGATATTCCCAGCGGGCAATTGGCCATTGCTGGCGAACGTGGCGGAGAATTGATAACTGGACCAGCATCTGTGACAGGTAGAGTAACCACAGAAATGTTGGTTTCCAAGCTGTCTGATTTGGTAGACTTGTCAAGACAGATGATTTCCATCAATCAAGACATGATCAGAGTCATGAGTGATCACAAAGATGTATCAAGGAAAATTCTGAATGCAACCGCATAATTATAGGTAAATATACTATTAAGAGAATCATATGGCCACGTGGAAAAAATATTTTAAATCATCCAACTTACCTTCTAATGTAAGTCCATTGGGTAATAGTCGTCCTGCAGATCCTGGATATCGCAACTATCAAAGTAAACTTCCTGAAGTTTACACAGGACATCCAAATCGTATTGAACGTTATAATCAGTATGAGCAAATGGATATGGACAGCGAAATTAATGCGGCCATGGATATTTTGGCAGAATTTTGCACGCAAAAAAATCTAGAAAACTTGACAGCTTTTAACATCAGCTACAAAGAAAAACCCACGGACAATGAAGTTAAGATCATCAAAGAGCAGTTGCAACAATGGGTTAGCTTAAACGAATTCAACAAACGCATATTTAAAATTGTGCGCAACACACTAAAGTACGGAGATCAAGTTTTTATTCGTGATCCAGAAACATTCAAGTTGATGTGGACAGAAATGAGCAAGGTTACCAAGGTCATTGTCAATGAATCAGAAGGTAAAAAGCCTGAGCAGTACATCATCAAAGACTTGAACCCCAACTTTCAAAATTTGACTGTTACTGCGGTCAGCACATCAGATACATTTATGAATCATCCGCAAGTTGGTGGACCCAGTGGTGCGTATGTACAGCCCAGCAGTAGCATGGGTGGCGGCTCACGATTCCAACACGCACAAAATGAAGCAGTTATCAATGCAGAACACGTTGTGCATATCAGCTTGACTGAAGGACTAGATGTTTACTGGCCTTTTGGTAACAGCGTACTAGAAAACGTGTTTAAAGTGTTCAAGCAAAAAGAACTGCTAGAAGACGCTATTATTATCTATCGTGTACAACGTGCTCCGGAGCGTAGAATTTTTAAGATTGACGTGGGTAATATGCCAACCCATATGGCCATGGCATTTGTGGAACGCATTAAAAACGAAATACACCAGCGCAGAATCCCCACACAAACAGGTGGCGGGCAAAACATGATGGATGCAACATATAATCCATTGAGTACAAACGAAGACTTTTTCTTTCCAGTCACAGCAGATGGCCGTGGAAGCAGTGTAGAAGCACTGGCTGGCGGGCAAAATCTAGGCGAAATCACTGATTTGCGCTTCTTTACCAACAAATTATTCCGTGGTCTACGTATTCCCAGCAGTTACTTGCCCACTGGTGTAGATGATGGAACTCAGGCAGTCACAGACGGACGAGTCGGCACTGCATTGATTCAAGAATGGCGTTTTAACCAATATTGTAAACGTTTGCAGTCAATGATCATTGACAAGTTGGATCATGAATTTAAAATGTTCATGCGTTGGCGCGGTATTAATATTGATGGTCAATTGTTTGATCTAGTTTTTGAAGAGCCACAAAACTTTGCACAATATCGTCAAGCCGACGTTGATAGCGCACGTATTGGTACATTTACGCAATTAGAGCAGTACCCTTACTTCTCCAAACGATTTTTAATGAAACGTTATTTGGGCATGAGTGAAGCTGAGATGAGTGAAAACGAAATTCAGTGGAGCGAAGAACAAGGTGACATTGAAAATGCACCAAGCGCAGAACCCAATCTACGCAGTGTAGGTGTTACTCCTGGCGGATTGGCCAGCGATTTAGAAGCAGTTAGCCCTACACCTGGCGAAGACCTTGGCGTTGCAGGAGCTCCTGGAGCACCAGCGGTGGGCGGCGGCGGCCCGGGTGGAGCACCAGCAGCCGCAGCACCTGCGGCCGCAGTTTAGTAATTTTGGGTAAATAACATTATGTTATTAATGAATTTATTTGAATCACCAGCACCAGCAAAAGCTGGATATCAGAGTGAAAAAGACGACAAGTCTGTGATGAAACTCAGCGACCTACGTAAAACTAGACTAACGTTGGCACATCTAAACAAGCTGAGAATGGCCAATGATGTGCGCAAATTTGAGCACGAAAAGAAATTAAAAAGTATTTCTAAACAATACAAAGCCCCTGCACCTGATGCTGGCGGCATGGGTGCAATGCCCGGGCTTTGAACACTAACGCACTAGATTAGTGCTTGTAATATTAGTGTAACAAAAAATAAGGCCAAAAAACACCGGTATTACTAAGAAATATACATATATTAGTAAATATCTTTACGAAACCACATTTAGAAGGAGTTCTTTATGAACAAATATGAGCAGTTAATTGAACACATTATCAATGATAATGAACAAGCGGCACGTGAATTATTTCACGACATCGTGGTAGAACGCAGCCGCGATATTTACGAATCTATCATGGATGAAGAGGCCATGGAAGAAGAAATTGGAGGCAATCAGGTATCGGGGCTAGTTGATGAAATTACCCAAGACGAAACTGACGGTCTAGGAGAAGATGATGAAGACATGGGTGGTGATGAACCACTTGCAGGCGACGAAATGGATCACGACTTTGGCGACGAAGTAGGTGACGACGAAATGGGCGGCGCCGAAGGCGAAGGCAATTTAGAAGATAAATTCCGTAGCATCGAAGACGCATTAGAAGACCTAAAAGCAGAATTTGCTGAACTCACAGGTGATGAAGCCGGTGATGACATGGGCGGAATGGACGCTATGGGCGGTGATGACATGGGCGGCGAAGAGCCAGCATTTGGCAGCGACGAAGAAAGCCACGAAACTCCAGAAGTCGGCGATGAGCACGGCATGATGGAAGGTGAGCAACCTGAGTGGTTGAAAAAAGGTTCTGGCAAGTCTGGTTCTGGCAAGTCCGGTAAATCCGGTTCTGCAATGGCTGGATCTGGCAAGTCCGGTTCTGGTAAGTCTGGATCAGCCATGTCTGAATCAGAATTAATGCGTGAATACGTTGAAAAACTAGGTTCTTATGACAAAGTACCAGCTGGTTCTGAAGGCGAAGAAGTAGCAAAAGGCGGAGCTGTTAGCGTTAACAAGCAAAGCGTTACAGCTGGTAAAAATGACATGGGCGGTACTGCTGCCAATATTGCCAAAGGTGGTAGCGAAGCTGCTCCTGATGGTAATGCACCAAAAGGTAAAGCAGGCGGTTTTGTTAAGCCAGCTCAGGAAATTGATGTTGCTAAACGTAATGTCAACAAACCAGGTGGCAACAAAGGCGCTCAAGATTGGTACAACACCAAGGCCAAGGCCAAAGCTGGCGAAGGCCAAACCACAGACGGTAGTGTTCCTGTAAACAAGAGCAGTATCGAAGGTGGTAGGTAAGAATTAAATAGGACCTATAAATGGCTTTGTATCTTAAAGAGAATCTAACATTTGACCGCGCAGGGATCACAGTTCTATCTGAGGACTCTGCAGACGGCAAAGGCAAGAATCTCTATATGAAAGGGATATTCATTGAAGGTGGTGTAGAAAACGCCAACCATCGTGTGTATCCTGTTCACGAAATTGGAAAAGCTGTTAACACCATCAATGAGCAGATCAAAGGTGGTTATAGTGTACTGGGTGAAGTAGATCATCCAGACGATTTAAAAATTAACCTGGACCGTGTAAGTCACATGATTGAACAAATGTGGATGGACGGTCCTTGTGGTCACGGTAAACTAAAAGTATTGCCAACACCAATGGGTAAATTAGTGGAAGCTATGTTATCTAGTGGTGTTAAATTAGGCGTTAGTAGCCGTGGATCAGGTAATGTTAATGAAAGCAGTGGACATGTTAGTGATTTTGAAATCATAACTGTGGACATTGTAGCACAACCCAGTGCTCCGCATGCATATCCAAAAGCAATTTACGAAGGGCTTATGAATATGCGAGGTGGCACACAAGTATTTGAGATGGCACGTGACGCTACTCAAAATCAAAAAGTACAGAAGTACATGAAAGAGGCAGTAACACGCCTTATCAAAGATTTAAAGATATAATAGGAGATACCAGATGTTAGATGCTATCAAACCATTGCTAGATAGTGGCATCATTAATGAAGACACATCACAGGCCATCACTGAAGCTTGGGAAGCTAAACTTTCCGAAGCCAAAGAAGTGGTACGTGCTGAACTTCGTGAAGAGTTTGCCCAACGCTATCAGCATGACAAACAAGTCATGGTTGAAGCTTTAGACAAAATGGTAACAGAAAGTCTTACAGCCGAATTGGAAGAGTTTCATGCTGAGAAGCGTGCTCTTGCTGAAGATCGTGTGAACTTTAAAACTCACATGAAACAAAGTGCCAGTAAATTTAACAACTTCATGACTAATACGTTAGCAGAAGAAATTAAAGAATTACGCAAAGATCGTAAAGTTTATGAAAATAGTATTAATAAACTAGAGAAATTTGTTATTCGTGCGCTAGCTGAAGAGATCAAAGAATTTGAACAAGATAAACGTGCAGTAGTAGAAACTAAGGTCCGCTTAATTGCCGGCGCCAAAGAGAAACTAGACGAACTACAACAAAAATTTATTGCTCGTAGTGCACAACTTGTAAAAGAATCTGTTACACGTAATCTAGAGTCAGAATTGACCCAGTTAAAAGAAGACATCCATATTGCTCGTGAGAACATGTTTGGACGTCGTTTATTCGAAGCTTTTGCAAGCGAATTTGCTGTTACTCACTTAAATGAGAACAAAGAAGTTGCTAAATTGCAAAAAGCATTGAGTGAAAAAGAAACGATGATTGCTGAAGCCCAAAAAGCAGTCAGCGAGAAAGATGCTCTTGTCGAAAGTAAAGAGCGTGAAATTCGTATAATCAAGGAATCAACAGATCGTAAAGAAACACTTTCCAATCTATTGAACCCATTGAACAAAGAGAAGGCCGCAGTAATGAGCGAACTTCTTGAATCAGTGCAGACCCATAAGTTACAGGCTGCATTTGATAAGTATCTTCCAGCTGTTCTAAACAACAAATCTGTGATCCAATCTGCTCCCAAGCAAATGATTGCAGAAAGTCGTTCAGAAGTAACTGGAGATAAAACTGCTAAAGTCGCAGCGGAACGAGACAATACAAATGTTATTGATCTCAAGCGTCTAGCAGGGCTATAAAGTAACCCTAAAAGGAGAATAGGAAATTATGACAACCGCATTATTAGAAAATCGTTGGGGCGAAACCAAAGAAGCCCTATTAGAAGGTCTTAAAGGTTCACGCCGCACCACAATGGGTGTAATCTTAGAGAACACTCGTAAAAACTTGATGGAGAATGCATCAGCTGGCGCAACTCAAGCAGGTAACGTAGCATCACTTAACCGTGTTATTCTACCAGTTATCCGTCGTGTTATGCCTACAGTTATTGCAAACGAGATCGTTGGTGTTCAGCCAATGACTGGTCCAGTAGCTCAAATTCACACATTGCGTGTACGTTATGCTGATGGCGTAACCAACACAGCAGACAGCAGCCAAACAACTGTTGCTGGTGATGAAGCATTAAGCCCATTTAAAATCGCTACTCAGTATTCTGGTAGCACATTCCAAGGTTCTGGTGCAGGCCGTCCAGCTAGCACAAGCACACTTGAGGGTGTACCTGGCAACCGTATCAACGTTCAAATCTTGAAACAAGTTGTTGAAGCTAAGACACGTAAGTTGTCAGCTCGTTGGACATTTGAAGCTGCTCAAGACGCACAAGCCATGCATGGTTTGGATGTTGAAGCAGAAATCATGGCCGCACTTGCTCAAGAAATCACAGTTGAAATTGACCAAGAAATTCTTGGTTCACTACGTTCTTTAGCTGCTACAGACTTTGGTTACGACCAAGCTGCTGTATCTGGTACTGCAACATTCGTTGGTGATGAGCATGCTGCTTTGGCAGTGTTGATCAACCGTGCTGCTAACTTGATTGCACAACGTACACGTCGTGGCGCTGGTAACTGGGCTGTTGTAAGTTCAGCTGCATTGACAGTTCTACAAAGTGCTACAACTTCTGCTTTTGCTCGCACTACAGAAGGTACATTTGAAGCTCCTACAAACACCAAGTTTGTTGGTACATTGAATGGCGCAATGAAGATTTATGTTGATGCTTATGCACAAGATACACAAAACGTTCTAGTTGGATACAAAGGTACTAGCGAAGCAGATGCTGCAGCGTTCTATTGCCCATACATTCCTTTGATGAGTTCTGGTGTTGTTTTAGATCCAGCAACATTTGAACCAGTAGTTGGCTTCATGACACGTTATGGTTATGTTGAGTTAACAAACACAGCGTCTTCTCTAGGAAACGCTGGTGACTACTTGAGCGAAATCAGCGTAGCAAATCTATCATTCCAATAATATTGGAATAAACTTTTTACCCTCGGGATGGGAAGTTACATTAAAGGACCGCAAGGTCCTTTTTTGTTGGCCGCATAGGTATTATTAAAAATACATAAATACAATGTTCACTTATACAAAGTAACTCTCAGAGCACCACTCTGGGTAGCCTAGAACGCTAACACAAGGAGAAATAAAATGGCAAAGTTAAAAATCGCACATAAAGAAACAAACGGCACACTGCATGATCAAGACTACCCAGGCACTGGTGGCGGTACAGGTGGAAAAAGTCAATCTATTACATCCACTGGTGTAAAAACTATTGATATATCATATAATACCAGAGGAAATGTTCAAATTGACCATGGTTATATTATCTCACAAAAAGGCGCCCATAAGTTCCGTGTAGCTGACCAATCTCAGAATAACATTACCACAGTAACATTAGTAAATGCAACAGGTAATTTAAGAACAGCAAGTCAAGCCAGCATTTCTGGTTATACAGCATCAAGTGCTGAATTTAATGCAAGTCGTATTACCAACAAATTTGTTTACGATTTTGCTGGCAACAAAATGCGCTATGTACTAAGTCCAACGGCGGCCGGCAACGGTTTTGCCAATGTAGCTTCTTACTAATCAAATTTATTTTGGCTAATAAAAACCTGCTCCGGCGGGTTTTTTATTGAAATCACGATCATTGTACAAGCATAAATACATGATAAACGGATACGATAAATGGCACAGAATACCAACATTCGTGGCGATTGGAACATAAATTCAATTGGCCCAACAGATAGAATTAACATCACCAGCACTGCGGTGGTCATCAACGGCAATTTGTTTGTAACCGGCAATAGTCAAACCATAGTCAGCACAGATTCTGCAATCACAGATCACAAGATTGTACTTAACAATGGATTAAGTTTAACAAGTCCTCCAAATCCATTGGGTGCTATAATTGAAGTAGATCGTGGCACAGGGGCAAATGTACAACTGCGTTGGTACGAACCCTATGAAAGATGGCAGTTAACCAATGACGGAACAATTTTTTCAAATATATCATCTAGTTCTAGCACGTTGACAGCACTGGTCAACGACCCAAATCCCACGCTAGGTGCTAATTTAAATATAACAAATCATACAATTTACGATACTACATATGGTGTATCTGCAACAGCCGGCACGCCTGGCGTTGGCAAGTCTGGGTTGTTCGTTACCAATGCAAATGGCGCAAATCTTGAAATTGCCACTTCTACATCGGCCATCGTATATAGTATTATTTTTGGATAAGGATTTTTAAATGACAATTTTAAGCACAGTTTTAACTAATTCAACAGCCAGCAACATTTATGTCAGCGGCACAATGTCTGCAATTACCACAATACATTTGTTTAACAGCACTGGAACCACTGCAACTGCAAATTTGTATGTGGTCACTGCTGGCAACGTTGCTGGCACACACAATCAAATCTATGGACTATTAAATATAACTGCCCAAAATACCTATATTGTTTCTTCTGAAAAATTTATATTATCACCGGGGGATACTTTACAAGCCAATTGTAGTGCATCAAATGCAATTACTGCCACAGTGAGCTCGGTGGGAATCTAACAATGGGAAGACTACTTAAAAATCCAGATCTGGACTCAGGAGTATTAGGAGTACGACTACCAATTGGCAGCAACTCTCTAAGCGACAATCCTGTTAATGGAATTATACGATACAACATTGACAATAATAAAATAGAATTTTATTACAATAATCAATGGAACCAAGTTGCCAAAATTGGAACTGTACAAGTTGTGGTTGACACATTCACCGGCGATGGAACCACAACAGCATTTACTATGAGTCAGATAGAATCTGACCCTGCAAATATCATTGTACAAATAGGCGGAGTATATCAGCAACCAACAGCCAACTACACAGTCAGCGGAGCAACAATAACATTCACCAGCGCACCACCTGCACCGGGAGTAAATCCAAACATGATTGTTGTGGTACACAATTTAAACAGCACCAATGCTGCATAAGGATTAATACACAATGGCAATAGGAAGAATTACTGGACCAATGCTTAACAGCAACCTGGACCGCCAGGGTGTTAACATTGCCATCGAAGGTAATATCTTATATGTCGATGTGGTAAATGGTAGAGTTGGCGTTAATACAATCCCTACACAAGCCTTGGACATAAACGGTGCCGCTAACATAGCTGGTATTGTAATTGC